GAGTAAAGACTGCGCCATTGCCGTCAATATCGAAATCGTTAGCCGATCCGGCACCGATGATATTAAACGAGTCCCCGACAAACTGGCGGTCGAAAGCTGCTTGTATAGGGCGGCGGGTGTTGTTAGCGAGCGACTCTTGAGCATCGTTCACATCACGGTCTACGACCGGTACACCTTCCTGCAAGAGCTGCGCTAGGAATCTTTTGCGCGGGTCATGTATATCGCCACTGTAATCACCTGATCGAGTACCCATTGTTATCTCCTATGGATTTATTTGATTATATCCGCCAGAGCCATCTTGTGCAAATATGTAAACCGCCACAGTTGACGGAACAAACAGCGCAAAATACTCCAAAAGTGTTGTTAAGTCGTCTGGATCGACATCAATATCACGAATTGGGAGAAATAAGTTTAGCCCACGATGGTTAAATCGGCTACCAACCGCGAAATCAATAACATAATCTACTTCCTCATCGGGATTTCCTATCTTTGCCAGATTCCCCGGGTCGAAATCCAGCGAAGTCGATCCTACCGTGTTTGAAAACAGTACATTATTGCGGGATTCGGTCACTATCGGTGTCACTCCGAAAATCATCTCAACAAAAACAATAATGCCGTCCTGCGTTCCACGAATTCGGTACAGGAAAATCGCATTCTTTACCAAAAATCGCTGGCGGGCATTCGAGGTATTGCCAATAAATCTCCATCCATACTGGTCGGCCAAGAATGGAAGGTGATCCAAATCGACTTCGCAAACATTATAAAACTGCCGATAGTAGGCAATTAGCTCCTGAATAACGCCATTTTCAAGAGCAAATAGCTTGAGAAACCTCTCAAGTTGGCCTCGTTCCGATTGGTCATCAAGCCAATTGAATTGCTCACCATCTAACTCGGCCACCTCGGGCCGCAGACGGAGTAATCCTTGCTGGCGATCCTTTTGCTGGTATACGGCTGGCACACGGGAGAATAGTAAACCCGGTGTACCTTGATTATCGGCCACCATCTCGTGCCCTTGCGTGCTGGTGTCGAAAAGCTGGGAAGCGATGTCCGTAAATACCGTATAATACTGAACTTGCTGGGACGAAACCACAATATCTGAGAAGCTCTCGGTATCCCCGGCAAATACTTCCGTGCCTTCCGACGGGGCCTGCGGGAAATCAAACTCTTGCCGACGGATTCGGACCGCGCCTCGCTCATAAATCTTAAACCAAGCATCCTCCGAGCCACCGGTCCACGCCGGAACCGCGTCGCCCACTCCATAATTGCCTTTAAAGTATGTGCCCGCTGCCTCAGCACGGATGTTGTAGTAATTTACCGCATCGATCGCCCCGGTTCGCTCGATCACAAGTGCGTATGTCGTTCCGCCGGTGAGCGTAATTTGATCCGCCACGGGAATCGTAAATTGCGTCTCTTGGACGGAACCGCTGGTCGGCTGTTCGGGAAGCAATCGTCCCTCTACTTCGCTCATCTCGACAAGAAGGTTATCCGGGTCGCCCGCCGCCGTGTCGTAAATCGAGACTTTGATTGAGTCTTCAGGGAGACCGGTGCGGGCTAAACGCAAATCTACGCGGGACAAGTCGAAATCGTGAGTCAATTGGAAGGTTTGAAAGGCGAATGAGCGTGCCGCATCGTCGCCGATGTCCTGCCAACTGTCCTCTACCGTAATCTCCAACACCGGAATCCGAGGGTGATCCCATGTGAGGACAAGTTGAGGCCCCTCATAAGCCCGCCGTACCTCGACATTCTGCGCTCTTTCAGCTTCGGTCGAAGCAAGGAAAAATAATAGAGAAGTAGCCACGGACTAAGCAGCCTCCTCGGAAAACGCGATCCGCCCATCGGGAAATATAATCATCCCGCCCAACCCAAAACCTTCCAGCACATCTGGCAAGAGCAATTTCGGAAGGCCCCATGTTGAACCCTCGTCGGCTGACTCCATAAACTTCAAATCAAATTGCCCACTCACATCCTCATTGACCGTAATGAGGGCTATCAAGCGATCGTCAGGGAGCCGTATAAGCCCTCTTGCGTGTGCTTCAATGCCGGTACCCGCTGGATCGTAAATATCCACCTCTGCACCAAAGGTCGCCGCATCGTCCGTAGATATTTGGATGGCCACAACATTCTCATTCGGCGTGCCTGTATCACGATCATGGATAGTCACTATCTTTTGTGTCCCGAATTTCGCAAATAGCGGGCGCACATTGGAATTTACCAATATCGTCACCAACGCACCCGGCCAGTTACTTGTCGGGTCAGCAGTACGCGCCAGTTCCAAATCTTCATTGGTCGCCGGAAGCACATGAAGCACCGAAAACCCGCAAACAATGTCATCATCGTGCGCTTGGAATAGCTCAAATGGCCCGGGAGCCCCTTGGTCGGTATTGTCATCGTAAATAACAATGTCCGATCCGTTGAAAGTGATAGAATTATCGTCACTGTACCTAGACAAAATCTGCCCGGCAGGAGAGTTGGCCGCATTATTCCACGCGACGATAACCTTACCCTTGTGTGTCCCTGCGGGCACCTGAAATACCACTACATCATCGGGACTCGCATCTACTGCCGTAGAAATGGTGCGCGGAGCCGAAAATGTGACACCATCATCGAAAGAATGTGCAACTTCAATCCGGCCCGCATCTCGATTGTGCCATGCCGCCACCAATCGCCCATCATCGAGTTTGATGACTGAGGGTTTTCGCAAGTCCACCCCGGTTTGGAGGGTAAATTGGTCAAATTGCGCCATTAGACACCACCTAGAAAGGACATATTAATCGGGCCCTTCTGCCCAATCTCCGTCGGAAGGATGTCCACAGAGCCTTTCAGTTCGCTTACCCTAAACTCTGCTCGATCGTTTGCAGCCATCGGAGCACCTGTATTCGAGATCGTAAATGCAACTTCTCCATTGTCAGAGGTGTATGGTGTACCAACAATACCTACCGCCACCTGAAGACCCGACACGCTACCTCTAGCCGTAAATGTTGTCGCCGAGGTGAAATTAATAGTCCATACCTCGGGCACGGTCGTAAGGGATGCTGATATGGGACCAAACTCGGCATCACCCGTTGCAACGATAAATACCGGCGCGGGTACCAGAGTTAGCACATCCAATTCTACGAAATCCACGCCCTCAATTTCCTCAATAAGCGCGAACACATCCGACTCGCGGATGTCTCCGGCAGGGCTATCGACCTCACCGAATACTCGGTTCTCAATATCGAGAAATTCGTCGATCGCCTCCAGAACAGCCGCCTCGACCACCGATTGTACGAAATTCTGCAAGACTGTGACCGTGCCAGTAATATCAATGTCAATATAAGTAGCCGGGTTGGCCTCAAAAGCATCGGTCGCGATCCGAATCTCGTTTGCTCGTGTCTCGACTGTTGTGATTAGCCCGGTGCTCGGCTCTCCGCCGCCTGCAGGGGCGATATAAAGGCCGACCAACCCAACCGACTCCACTCTCGCCTGTACTCGAAACACGCCCGCCACCGCAGCGATTAGGCCCTCCCAATCCTCCAATGTCACAGCCCGTTCGAGCGACCGGAATTCGAGTGGCACGCGGGTTTTGAAATCTTCGAGAGACTCGCGCTCCTCACCACCACTGGCAGCCACATCGTTATTGACAGTCACCGTAACCGGAAGCACATCCACGACCGTCTGAATCGTATCCGAGGACACATTTCCGTCACGGCCTCCGCCCACCCGAGCAGTCAGGTCAATATCGTCGCCGGTTTGCGGAATTTTGCCGTTAATTCCATCGCCGAATTCGATCGTAATAATATCGTCCTCATCTCGGCGGACTTGGTACACCTCATCCTCCGGCCCAAAAGTAATGAGAGAGGGAACTGATGTCCAAATAACTGCTCCACCCACCTCTACTTCCCACGAATCATCAATGACCGAATTCAGTGCCGACTCGTAAACCTGAAAAGCTGATCCGTCACTTGTTCCTAACCCCTCAGATTGCGTGTCGCCTTCCGTAGCGGGAACCAACGATGACACCAACTCTCCGGCAGGGATGACATTGACCACATCAGTCTCAAACTGAACGATTGTACCAATTCCCGAAGTGCTCACCCGCGTTCCGGCAGGGATTGTCACATCTGACACTTCGATAGCAGCTAGTGTGAAGGTCAGGTCTACTTTTGCCGGGACCGCGCTTTTGAACTGGCTTCCCAAAGGCTCCGCAATAAAACGAGCGGCTCTCCGTGTTTTAACCGACGGGAGATAGCACTCATTAGCCTGCGAATCGACATAGTAATGAAGGATGTCGGCCATTCCCGCGAATAGCTCGGTAAGCACAACGCCGAAATCGTTAGGATTCAAATCCGTCCACTCTGGGGTAAAAAATACGACCCTTTCTAGGACGTCATCCCTGACTGATTCAAAATCTCTGTTGTCGTAGTCGAGAACCGGCGTTTTCAGATTATCCACCATGATATACCTCCAACCTCAGTGTCGATAAATAGTCTTGCCAGTATTCGCGATTAAAGTTAGTCCGTCCGTGGCAAGATCGGCACAAAGCCATCAAATTTAATGGGTCATTGTTTTCCTTATTGTAGTCGATATGGTGAATATGTATTTCATGGCCGTCACCAGTGGTAGGGCATAGCCCACATTTGCCTCCGTACTCATCATACACCTGCTGGCGTAACGACAGGACAAATTCCCTCGTATACGGCTTATGGGCGATGCCACCCCGCCAATTAGGGTTTTTTTCGCCTTGAGAGTGAAGGCCGATTTTACGCTTTTCCTCGTCAGTATGCTTTCGTCCAATCCAATGATGCCCCGGAAGGAACCTCGTCTCGATGGCCTTGCCTACAATTAATCCTCCGCACCCACACTCACATGCTCTTGTCGGAAAACGGCAATCCAAGGAACAGTATTTTTGTCCCCTCGCCGTGGTTGGAATAAAAGGCGTTTGGCAACGCCGACAACAAACCTTCTTTTGGGAGGCTAGTCGGGACGAATGTCCCCGAATAAATTTGCGTTCGCGGCCTCTCCCATCAAATCTAGGTCGAAACTTACCACAGCCGCAAGCGCACGGCACCCACTCGGGAGTGAAGAATGGAACGCGCTCCAACGCATCGTCACGCACACTCTCGAAATCGCGATTATCGTAATCCAATACTGGTGTTTTTAAGTTATCGACCATCTTATCCCCCTTCAAGTATGAAGAATGGCAGGACCATATTACCCGGCTGGTTGTTTTCTATCAATTTATAATCCACAAGGAATAAAACTATCCCTCGTTCACGATCTATCGACGCATCGACATTGACCAGCTCGGCCCGCTTTTCCCACCGACCAACACCGGCGGCGAGAAAGAATTGCATCTGTCCGAGCAGCGACGGATCGGCAGCATCGAAAACCAGTTCAGTAATGCGAGAGCCAAATTCCGGTCGTAAAAGCCGCTCGCCTAGATTCGTCCGAACCACTTGTTCGATAGCATTTGTGATGTGCTCCCGCTGCCGATCCGCTGAGGTAGACCCGTCAGGAAGGTCAGAGGTACGCGCAACTCCGCCATTTGCCGTAAACTGGAACGGATATTGCCACCCTACACCTAGAAAATCGTTACGCCCCATCTTTTGCCATCTCTACAATTTCGTTAACGATAGACCTATTTACCGAAATTTCACCTTCTCGGAGCAGTAATTTCTCCGATTTATCGAGTAATTTATTGATTTCTAAGGTATCAATGCGCTTTTTGAGCAGTAATCGACGCCTTTTTGCCAATAATATGAGCAGTCGTGTCGATTGTGCAATCGATTTCGTTTCTGTCTCTACAATATACTTCTCCAAAAGCACAATCTCATTCTCCAATTTGATCTTCTTTTTCTCTCGCCGTATAAACTCGCTATCCAGATCATGCCGTGCTTGTTCCACACGCCGCAATCCCTCCTCAGAATTTTCCGATAGGGTGGTCTGTATTAGCTCTTGCTCAAAATCTGTCCGTGTCATGGCAATAATACCTGCCCACCTTCCGGTACCTCTAAATCTTCGAGTGCTTGTTTTACTCCATCCAATCCCAGTAATCGTACAAACCCGTCAATCCCCGGTCCGCCCGCAAGAAGCGTAATTCCCGCCGTGTATGCTCGGCCTTCCTCAAATGGGGGCCGGTTGACTGAATCTGCCATTGCTACCCTAAATCCGTCTGTGCCGCCCACAAGGCCCGAATTGAAAACCCACACCCCTGTTATATCAAAGAAGTCCGCGAGCGCGTCAGCAAGGTCCTGTAGCTCATCAGCGCGCTTTTGTAGAGCATCAGCACGGTCAGCAATAAGAGTCGCAATTTGGGAGACGAAACTACTTACGGATTCGCCCGGGAATAGTCCGTCAATCAATTCCCTCAAACCAACCAGCACATTCGACACCTCTGGGAACAGCGACGCCAGCGATGCTTCCTTCCAGTCCGGCTCCACGCCGGTTGCCCGGCTGAGGCTTGAATCTTGAAATATGCCCGGGTCGTCCACCGCGTCGCTGGATTTAATCCACTCCAGCTCTTTGAACTCGCCTGTGCCAAATAACTTGGACATCGGCTCGATAAAGAAGTCAAATAGTGAGCGGAGAGCATTGACCTTACCCACTACTTCGCCTGTGTCGGCATCCACGAAAAAACTCTGGTTGGCCGCCGCTGCTGCCTTCTGCGTAAGTATCGGGAACTCAATTCCCGTTAAGAATGTGAGGCCGACCACATTGGCGCTCTGACTAAATATCGGTCTCTGAGCATCCGCCAAATCCACAAATGAATCGATTGTAGTCTGAATAAATCGAGGCGACCCCATAAGATCATCCACATCGCGAGGAACAATTGGCAATCTAAATACTCCTGCATTGATAATGTCGTCGATAAAGGCCGTAATCTCATTTTCGAGAGCCTGTACCAGCGCAATAATCGGATTTGTTACCGCGAGGAATAAAAATGCCGCCGTCCGTACCGCATCTGCGATAAGGTCGAGAAAAGCGGCCACCGCGCCCACCACCTCGGCAGCCGCGTCAACAAAATCGAGCAGCTCTTGCGGGAGAAACTCGGAAAGAGGAATTACATCCCATTCAATAGCCATTATTCCTCTCCCAACTCCGTCGAATAGCCCTGCGGAGGATTAGCCAATCGCTCGATCGCCGGTTCCATAACTATATTCCGCTCCTCGGCCTGTCGCCGAACCTCATCGGCCAATTCTTGATACCTCGCCGAAATCGAGCGCAGCCGCTTTACAATCGGAACTTCTTCACCCTGTAATTTGATTAGACCACTCATTATGCCGTAAAACTCCTAAATGATAATGCCGCGCCAAGGTTAGGTACCGCTTGTGTTGGCGAGTCGGACACCACCGCGCCGCCGCCGGGAGTGACCCCTGATACGGGATGCGTATGCCCCGATAAAAATGGCAGTAATAACGCGATAAATACCTCACCTAACAATAATGGATGTACTCCCAGCACGCCCCCCAATCTCATAAGGATTCCCTCCATATCGAGGATGCCCGCATTAGCTGAAATCCGTGCATTACCGAGTACCGCTTGGATATTAATCGCGGTTGTATCGAGAAACGAGTTGGCCACAAGTATATTCAAATTTCCACCAATAATATGCGCAGCATTTCCCCCGGTGCCTAACTTAAATTCTCCGGCAGATTGAATTTGCATGCTACCGCCAGCGTTCATCTCGAAAGCGCCTTGAGCATTTTCACGCCGCTTTCCCCCAACCGTGCGAGTGGATTGCCCGCGTACCGTCTCCACTAACTCGGATTGGTGATCGACTGTATGGCGGCCTTGATATGTTTCGTTTACATCATCCGCGTAGACCTGTACCGACGGCCCTTCAACTTTCTTCGTTTCAGTCCCTTCGATGTGCTGGCGAAACGCCCTTCGGATCGTTTGATCCAAATTCATTCCGAAGATTCGGATAGAGCCGTCTTTTACAATCTCCACAAGCCCCCCGGCAGAGTGGCGAATTCGGACTCGCTCCTCGCCCGGCGTGTCGTCCATCTCGATAAGATGGCCACCCGGCGTGCGAAATACCCGATTTCCGTCATCGCCATACTGACCTTGGAATGCCGGAGGCGGCTGATTAATCGTTGTATTCTCATCAATTTCCATTGGAATGCGGCCCATCGGCCCATGCACGGTATCATCCGATTCGCCGCGAGCGAGTGGCGTAGCGGGCTTGTCACCGTCTTTGGCGCTTATAATCCGCCCACCCCAAATAGGCTGAGAGGGCTTACCACTCTCAAACTCGGCCCATACCATATCTCCGACCGCCGGAAGCCCCTCACCTATCGGCGGAAAGGCAGGGAGTGCCCACGCGGATTCCTCATCTTGGAGCACTTCTGGAATACGGAGCTTTAACCGAAATTGCTGGTCAGGATCGGCAGCATCCACCACAAAGGCGCGATACTTACCGACCCAGCGGTTATGCCCCTCAGCATCAATTATCATAGCCATTATCGTTTACTCGCATCCAATTCGGCTTGTTTTTGCTCGCGACGAGCCTCCCGCTTTTCCCGATCCTTGCGTAAGATGACTTGAAGTCGCTTCAGCTCTTTCCGCTCGTCCTCGCTCATCTTGGATACCAAAAGCTCATATTGTGCCCGATCGCGCTCAAGTCTTCCATTCTTTTTCTTGTTATTGTCTTCCTCAGCGGTATCCTTGGCGGCCCTATCGTCAATGTTCGACTTACCCTCACTCCGCTCCGTTGTCTTGGCCATGAATGCCGTCATGTAGCCATTCTCATCGTGGGTGTGCGTAGCCTTTTTGATATAATACAAACCACTGTATTTTACGCCGATCCCCTCAATCTTGACGGTTTTACCACGGCGGAGGTCGGGCATCCCAATCGCCATCCCCTCAATATCTACGAAATACCTAGCTTCCCGCTCCCGAGTATTAAGCAACTCGCGAACTTCGGATTCCAGCCCCTCCGCATCCATAAGCGACACAAATTGTACCGGTCGCTCGGCGATAATTGTATCGAGAAACGCCTCTTGAGCAGTTATTCGCGCCTTCTTCTGCAATTTATTCTCTGCCGTAATCGCCTCGGCTGCAGGGCCTTGGTCAATTAAGTCTTCTTGGAGGTCAACCGCTCTCCCTGTTTTGGCGTCGATTTTCTTAGCCACCTGTTTCCGCGCACGCCGATGCCTGTTTTCATTGATCGCAAATTCCACAAGATTGCCAACATTGGGATTCTCACCACGATATTGTAAGACTTTCTCCACGCGATCATCCTGCGGCTCATGGAAATGGAGCGTGTCATCCTCGACATAAAACTCGTATCCGAGCGTATCCGCCCGCTCTTGCATGAAATTAGCCAATGACTGATTTGCCTGAGTCAACTCTCGATGCACGATCGGTGATTGCTGGATTTTCGCTTGAAGACCAAATCGAGCCGCTGTGGCACGCGCAATATCTGAATCGCGCAAATTCTTAAATGCCGCCGTCTCATCCTCTTGGGCAAATTTAATCATTTTGGATTGGGCCACCAAGCGAATTTCTGCCTCTCCCTCTCGTGGTAGAGTCGGCTGGATTTCTTTGATAATAAATTCGCCAAAATCTTTGAGGTCATCTACATATCCGAGGAATACCCGGATAAATGATCCTGTCTCGACCAGCGATGAGTCCAATAAGATATTGCCCACATCCTCCAAAATAACCGTTACTTGTGTGTCCTTGCCTGATTCCTCATCAATTTCTACCCGCTTCACGAATCGAGTTAATTCCAGCGTATCGAATTCAGCTATCGGAGCAGGAGCAGCTTTAATGTCCGTCGGCTCGCGTTTATCGAGGCCCTTAGTTTTTCGATTTTTGGCGTCTTTACGGGCCTTTGCCTCGGCACGCCGCTCACGAATAGCTGCTCTGGCTTGCACAGGCACCAACTGCAATTTCTGCTCAAATAAAGCGTCGTCTATCGTTAAAGATTTCGACTGGCTTTTTCTTGCTTTGGCAGCTTTTTGTTTCCGTAATTCCAGTCGTTTTTCCTGTATAGTCTTAATTTCTTCTTCAGTAAATTTTCCGCTCTCCAAGCCGTCCTTCAAAAACTTTAGAAAATTGGTCTCTCTCTCTATGCTTTTTTTCGCCTCGATAGTTATTTTTCTTTCCTTAGCTACTATTGCCGCTGAGGGGGGGCGAGGACGCCGGAGAATAATCGCACGGGTCGGGGCGGTCTTATTGATAAACGCTCCCGCAAAAGGTGAAGTCTGCAATTTTCCTAACGCTGATGATACACGCAACACATCAAATGGATCAATACCAAAAGTTCCTATAGCCTTTGCCGCAGGCACCACAAGTGTTCCGCCTCCATCTGTAACCATGATTATCCTACCGTGTCAAAAATCTCCCGAAATGGAATAATCAATTGCACTCCGGGTTCTAAATCGAGGGGAAATCCCACGATGTCGTTAATATCGGCTATAAGCCACCATTTTCGTGCGTCGCCACCAAATTTATCGGCCAATGTATCAAGTCGATCACCAAGCTGGATGCTATGCACCGTATGACGAGTGCCAATATCATCCAAAGTGAACTGTCTCCGTGTGAAAAGGAATCGGCGATCGCGACCACTGTCCTCATCCGGTACCAAGAGGATGCGACCGTTTTGGGCATGGCGCGAGTTAGTTCGTACAGCCATTATGTCGCAATCCTAAACTGTTTCAGTGTTATATCCACCGTGGCGCGGATAGCTTCTTGGGTTCCGCGACGGAAAAAGTTACGAGTTACATTACAGTCGTCAATAATGCACTCGATTCCCGGGTGTATTCCGTTGAATTTAATCTGCCCCCAAAGGAAGACAAATGGGTCAGGGGCGGAGGCGACCGTAAATGACAGCCCACCCTGATTAACGGCAATCTTTTTCGGTTCCATTCCACCTTGGATAAATCGGATGGCCTCCTCGACCGTATGAGTAATCTTTTGTTTCGGGCGACTCGCCTCTTGTTTGTACTCATTAAACAAGAGTTGGAGCCGCAATTCTCTCGCGGCACCCGACCCAAACTGGAAAAGGGGCGTCACACCGCCGGGGATGTCCACCTCGGCAAAATTAGAACCGTACCTGTCCGTAAACGATCCCGGGTTATAGTGGAAAACCAAGATTTCGTTCGTCCGCAAGTTGACCAGACGGGATTTCGTGGATACTTCACCACGGCCACCAGTGCGGTCTAGTTGGTCCTGTGATGTTATTCGGGGCGCTACCATGTCTTATCCTATGCCGGGCCTGCTGTGGGCCTATTACCGCGATCTCGGCGTGTTTTTTGTAGTGTCTTCTCCAGTGCCTCAGAAGATGCGCGCTGTTGCATGATATTTATTATTGTGTTGCCTTCTGTAATTGGACCCCCGACTCCGCTCGCCCCCCGAAGTTGACTAATACGGTCTGCTCGGGAGAGAGGTTGGTTAGCCGCCACCATCATACCCCCTGCCGCCGTTCCACGATCACGAGCCGCTTGTATGCGGTTTGCCGCATGTCCTGTGGGCTGTGCAGCAGCCGCGCCCGGATCACCCACAATAAACTCTAAAGCAAGATCGCCGAGAGCGCCTAAATCGAATTGTTTGAAAACCTCGATAACTGTATGTACCCAATCGACCAAACCCCGAATAGCTAATACAATACCTTCCACCGCCAGTACAACTAATCGCAGTATGAAAATAAACGTACGAATGGATAACACGGCAATCTTGAATCCAGCGGCAAGGAATGAGAATAAAAGCCTGAAAGTCGTCTGAAGTCCCTCCCCTTCGGACTTAACCTCGCCAAGCGGAGAAAACGCAAACCTAATCACATCGACCAAACGGCCCAGCTCTGCGAATAAGCTCAAAACCGTGCCCTTGAGCGGCTCAATAGCATCAAGGAATATGTCTCGGAATGATCCAAAATTAGATTCCCAGAGCTTTGAAAACACGATAATGGCTGCCGAGATAAGGGCAATTACCGCGATAACTTTAATTGCAATAACCGCAATGGCGAGAAATGTAATCCCTGCTGCTCCCAATATAAGAGACATCCCTGCAAATGATGCAGCCGCGAGCGCCGCAACACCAACAATACCCAAAATAATAGCGGCTGCCACGCCCCCAAAGGCAATCAGCTTCTTCCAGCGAGGGTCCATTGCGATAAACGCGGACGATAGGTCGATAACAACGCCGGTGGCTTTTCGGACAATGGGGAGTAATTCGTCACCGAGAGTAATCGCCGCCGTTTCGACAGACCCGCCAGCAATGGCGAGGCCCTGATTGACCGATCTAATAGACTTTAAGTACGCATCTTGAGCAGCCGTGCCTTCATCCCACAATTTGTTGGCCAGCTTCAAAACATCGACCAAGCCTGTTTGACCCTCTAGTTGCCGTGACATTTCCTCTCGCATACCAGCGGAAACCGAAGTTACCCGCACCCCATTAATCCCAAACTCGCGTGCAAACTTATCCCACTCTGAGTTTGGTACCTTGGCGGCAGCCGTCGCCCACTTCAGTAAAATCTGTTGTGCTTTTGTTGCTTTTTCGGTTGGGTCTTTAATATCCTGTACGCTCTTAATATACTTTTCCGTAAAACCTGTCGCCTTAGCCAGCTTGGCCGGATGGGTCGAGAGCAAGTTCAAGAATTTACCGAGATTCGTGCCCGCCGCCTCTACGCGGAGACCGGTATTGAGAAGAGCCGCCGCCATGCCTGCCATTTGGGGCAAACTCAGACCAAACGATCGAGCAAGCGGCGCGGCACGAGCCGTAATCTCTGAAATCTGTTTTGCAGTACCTACTGAGATCAAATCCAAGCGTGCTAATACCGACGCCATCCTATCGGCTTCCGCAATCGGAATGCGAAATTGCTTGGACAAGATCGCCATTGCTTTTACGGCTTCCTCTACAGAAAAATCCGTTGTCGCAGCCATAGCAGCAGCAGCCTTGGCGACCTTAATCATGGCATCCTCGCCCTCGATACCAAATTTGGCAGCAGCAATAGCCGCCTGTGCCAGTTCTTGTGCCGAAAGTGGGAGTGGTGCAGACGCTTCAAGGAGTTTCTGTTTAAGTCCACTGAGCTGCTCTGCCGTCTTACCTGTCAAAATCTCCATCTGGATAAGAGATGACTCAAAATCAGCCGCCTTCTTCACGGAAATACCAAGTGCTGCACTGATAGCTACGCTCGCGCCAACCGCCGCAATCCCAGCCGTCCGTAAACCGCGACTCATAAGCGCGGCGCGTTGCTCGACTGTATCGGCAGCCCCCGCACCGGCCTTAAGGGTTGCCCATGCCTTCCTCATTTCCCTCGAAGCGCGATCTTTGAATAAAAGCTCGAACCCGAATCCGAATGTTTGTAGAGTCGCCATTATTTTCTATGGGCGCGGTCTATCGCTTCCTTTCTCGCACGAACAAACTGATTAGTCATCGAAACCCACTTCATAAGCTCCGGTATCGGCATGTCAATCATGTCCGCCCAAGTCCAATGAAGCTCGGCAGCTAGGAAAAACATTGCGTGGTCTAAAGCATCGGCACCATGTTCGTCGCCTTCCGTGTCCCCCCAAACAAAAAACCCATAATATCGACCGCCATGTCTTGATGCGCTCCACATTCAGGGCATTGCACCGAATCGACCAATTGGGCACCTACCCGATGTTCGGCAGCAACCTCTTCAAGTTTCTGGAAAGTGGGATAATCCATTGTCTCCAACTCATTTTTGGTAAGGCCACGGCCCAAGTTATTCCAATCAAACAACATGAGCTGAAAGAATTTGCACTCGTAATCGTGCAAATCTCCCATATCTTGCATCCGTGGTAGCTTCTCTTGCATATCGCCGGTTGGGTAGTACATCTTGAGCGGGATGAGGGACTGACCCCGCGCAATCGTTGTTTCCCAATACCACTTATCATCTTTAATGCAGAAAGCCTCCACGGTTTCGGTTGCCGAGCAACCATCAGGAATAGAAATAATATCGACCTTGGATAAGTCCACAGACACATCGAACTCCTCCAAACAGGACTGATTGGTACACCGTTGGCCAGCATCCATATCGTCTCCGTGAGTGAGTTGGCCAATTTTGAGCACCAGATAATCACGATCCGCTGTGGTCAAGCCGCGAATCATCTTTTCCGTTGGTTTGCGGCCCTCCATATCGGTAATTTTTCCGAGTAGGAGTTTGGTCACAATCTTGCCAGAGTTGTTCCTAATAGCCTTATCAAAAACGGTCTTACGATCCCGTGGAGTGAGGGGCGTAATCGTCACTTTGCGTAACCGCTCACCGTCCAAGAGCAATCCGCACGGCAACTCGACCTCTAGCTCTAATGGAGTAAGTCCAAGCGACCCGGTTTCTACGCCGGGGCTCAAAGGGGGAGCTGTTGGCTCCTCGATCTCCGAATCGGACCATTCGTTAACCTCAGCCGTGGCGATAGCATCGACAGGTTCGTCGGGCGCAATCGATTTCGTTTCTGGGAGTGGCACCGTGCCCCCACCCGGGGGCACATGGCCTAACTTTTGTTCAGTAGTCATTGTAATGACCTCCTAGTGCCTCTTGTGCCCAACGAATCGGGCCTCTGGGCGGGAAGGGTTTACGAAGTATCGAACTAGGCTGGGGATGTTGGGTCGGTATCAGTACCTTCCAAATAATTCCCTTCATTAGCCAATTCAACACGCTCAATAAGCACATCTGAGGAACTCGCATCCATATCAGCGATCCCGTGGATTGCGGGCCAACATTCGAGAACTCGCCAGCCCTTTGCGACCGTACCGCCGCGTGCCAGCAAGACAACCCGAATGTCTTTTCGCAATTCGTCATCCGCCGCTAGAGTGTCGTCCGCCAATGCCTGATAAGCTTTATCACTCCATATTTGGAGAGAATTGTTATCGGAAATACCTTTTTCGAGGACAACATTCGGGAAGTTTGCCATTCCCGGGAGCTTCCTTACGGTTGCTCCGTCATCCCCTTCGCGGTATTCAACTACCTCAATCTCTTTTCCGAGACCGGAGACCAAGCGGAATCCACCAAATTGGAACTCGCCCGATAGGTCAGTCAGACGGAAGCGGTATCCCCGATGAGGATCACGCCGTTTTGCATTAAGAAACTCGGCCATGTTACACCTCGAAGAATTCGCCACCTGTGGAGAATAGATTGAAACCAAACTCAATCTTCTCTGCCGGTGGGGTTGGGAAAATTGTAATAAGACCGCGTACCTTACCCGAGATTGTCACATCTTTGGGATTAGTCGAGGCATTAACCGTTACTGAGAACGCCTCTTTTGCAGTCTGTCCAAACAAGGCTCCCTTTAGCCACAGATTCAGCAAGAAACGGGTTACGCTTCCTTCGATCTGCGCGAAAAGAGCCGGAGTTATTGGATCAAAGTTGAATTGTGTCGCGCTTCCCTTGACAGAGAGCTTGACAAAATCCTCGATTCTAGAAACCGATATAAAGTGCCGACCATCCTCCCGAGGGTGGAGTGTCCGCGCACCAAAAATCAAGATGCCTCGACCCGGTAAGTCCCGAGTAAGGTTGACTCCGATGTCATTCAAGAACGCATGCTCTGGGTCAGTGAACTGAGCAGTCAGCCCATCGACTGTAACTGCTTCGTTGGCAGGGGATTTCTCAATCCCGCGACGCCGAGCTACATCGGCCCAAACACCCGCTGCTCGACCCGACGGTGGGAGGTCTAACAACGCCGCTGCAGGGTCAAGGGGATTAGTCTCCTTGTTCCACGGAGCGTAGAGACACGCTTTGCGAGTAAATCGACCAAGCTCGGTAAGCCGAAAATCGTTTAGCTCGTCTAGCGTATCATCTTCGAGCGGAGCATCCATCAAATAATGGAGCTTTTCCTCGAACTCATCCGCATAATCCGTAAATCCTTTGACCACGCCCAAGGTTGTAATTCCCGGCACAGCCAGAATTCGGATGTCAGCGACCGTATCGAATAGCCGTACCCCGTGGGTAAACGCCTTACCGGTGTTTGTCCCAAGGAAGTCGGTATCAAGGGGAGCCGATCCGTCGAGTCCGCCCGAGAGCGGAGCCGCCGTAAAGTGAGGGTACGCGAATGACCGGAAATCCAAGACTTCCGCGTTACTCGCATCCACAACTTCGACGAAATTGGATGGATTATCGACCCCTGAGAGCCGATCGTCCACAAATCCGTCGATGTCCTCGATTTCCAGCGTCAATGACCGGTGCGTCTCCACTACCTCCCCATTTCGCTGGACGGTTACATCGAAATTAATCGAGGTTACAAAAGCTCCGATTGGAAGCTCTGTAAGCACCGCCGTTTGATTGTTCAACTGAGTTGCGGTAATCAATGTACCGTTGACATTCGTGACCTTCATTTCCACAAGAAGCTGAGACGCTGTACTCGCTCCCGTGTAGATAAAGATAATATCGCCAATGCCTATACCGCTTGCATCGGTTACAGTGAATGTCCCCGAACTTGCATCGCCCGGTGGTGTGAAAGCCACCGCCAAATCACTAATCATCCGGTGAGTGGTTGCTGTACCGACCGCCGTGCCAACGGCAAAGACAAAGCCGACTGCTACATCCAACTCCAATTTGCGGGCCGCTGTGTCGATCCGAACAACCCAAGCCGTAGTCCGGTTTGTGCCGTCGTCGATGTCCACAACATCGCCTACTTGGAATCCTCGTACCGAAACCACCGCCACATCCGTATCGATCGCGGCTGTTATTACCGCGACTTCGGTCGTGACCTTATTGGTCGCTACAGTGAGCTGATTCCCAAACTCGCCGAAATATCGGCCAGATGCGTCGATCGTATCAGCATCACCCGCCGCAGCCTTCGTTGCGCCGGTTGCCTTGGCAGCACCCGATCCGACAACACGAGAAAAGTGGAGGAATTGGCCGCCCTCTTGGAAAAAGGCTCCCGTAGCAAATCCGCCGTAGTCGCCTACGCGCAAATCACCATAAATCCGGCGGAAGTCGTCGAATGAGGTAAGCAAACGCTCCTCATCATCGGGACCCCATCGTGCAAGACCTACAAACCCCGCCACATCGACGGCAACGCCCTCAATCGTGGGGGTTTGTGGTGTATCAATAAACCTTACGCCCGGAGGCGTGGAGATTTCAACCATTGTTAGTTACCTCCCCCGTTCTCGCCGTCCGCCTTCTTAACAGGCTTTTTCGGCTTATCTTCAGATTTTGGGGCCACCGTCCGCTCTACGAGCTTTAAGCGTCCTTTGGCGATATTTTTCATCGCCCGACGACACTTCTCGATGTCCTCTTTCTTGAGCGGAACAGACGACTGCTTGGGGAAAATAATTATCCCTTCACCGCCGATGGTCAAACTCAATGTATTCTTTGACTTGTTAAATAAAGTCGCCATAATTAGCTCCTTCGCCGCACCGTAACGCCATTTATATATAAAAGCAAGGCGTTTAGGCTACGCGGCTTCTCCAATCTGCCCCACTTTGACAAAAAGCTCTGTCTCAATATGGAGCGGTACTTCTTCAAATTGCTCTGACCACCGTTTTCCTACGAAATCGATGACCACAGCGGACTCAGATTGTCCACGATCCGCACGGATCGGGAATGTGTAAGGTTCAACGGCGAGAATTTCGAGCTTCTCCCCATTACCAAGTAAACGAAGTTGCCCAAACTTGTCCAAATCCGGGGGACCCGGCATAAGTGACCTTTGAACACCGTCAATAATAGCCAATGATTGTATCTGTGACGCCGCCACTGCGCGGAAAGTCGCCGACATGCGCTCATATAGCGGAGGTTCGTACAAACGGGCCTTGGATGTCTGCAAATTCTTAATCACATCCGGTTCACCGGCGTCGGCCATATTCTCGTCATTAGACTCGTCCAGTTCGATGAGCAAAAACGGTAAATCGGCAGACTTGAACTCCGGCTTCCGTCGTAGGAAGCAAGGAATTGTGGACCGTGTGGATATTTCTACACGGGCACCTGACGGAATTGTGTCCGTCAATGCCACCACATTATTCGTGACCGATGAGAATAGGTTGGTCGTGCGCCCCGGGTCATTAGTAAGATCATATACCGCAAGAACCTCCGTAATTGTAAACCGGTAATTGAGCGGGATCGAGGTACGATCTTGGTCCAGCGCTGGTATATCGAATCGCATATTAGTATTGGCTCTTTGTGAGCATGTATTGTGGAGAGTGCGGAGCACATCCTCAAAGAAGTTGTGAAAATCATAGTGAACTCCAAGGCATAGAGGCCCGACCTTCGGCGAAACAGTCTCGTCAGTAGACCCAATCAATTTGACCTGAAATTTGACACTCTTATCCGCCGAAAAGGGGAAAGTCTCGATATTGGCATTGATGTCGATTAGAGTATTAAAATCTGTCGCGCCCGCGAGTGACCATGCTGCGCCATCCCAATAAAGATAAGTCGCCCCATCGTCATTAGACATGCGATAAACGATCGATGAATCGGAGGGCGTAATCTCCTCTACCTCGAGGGAGAACAAATCCTCCATCGCGCTGGCGTTATGCGTGCGGGAAGTGATTATTGCATCCACCGTCGTGATATTGCCAAAACCATTTGCATCAAGCAATGGGCGGATTAATGCCTTTTCATCGACCACAGCGATTTCATCATCTTGTGTTTGGCCATCGAGGCCATCCCACTCAAAAAAGGTAGTAGGCATTAGATACGCCTCCCGGCCCAAAATGTGCCAAAAATAGCCGCTACTTTGAACGGAATAACCCGTTTTTCGATCTTGGTCGCTGCCGGGGTCAATACTCGACGCGCCGGTACATGAGAAGTCCCTATTTCGTGGGCCATCATAATATCCGACATGCGTGATCCCGACGGATGACGCCGATTATCTGGCACACCGACAAATCCACGGGTCAATCCTCTACGACGGAATATAATCGAGTCGTGTAACTCATCCGTATCAAGCAACCGGGTCGAACTTCCTTTTGCCATTATTGTAGAGGCGGCTAGCGCGGGGCCGACTGCGCGATTGGTCCGAATCATCGACTTGGCTTCCTTAGCAATAGCATTACCCGTCATCGAGATAGCAAGTGCGGCTATGGGGAGAACCCCTCGCTGAAACCGCCGAGGATTAATTTTGTCCTCTGCCGCCTCCCAACGGCCAATTCGTCTTAGTGATAGACCCATTATGCGTGTAGCGGAATAACTTTTCCGCGTTCCTCCTCATCTTCTTTCACCGTGGGCGATAAAATCTTGCTTAATTCCTCACACATCAAATTATACGAGCTATTTAGCTTTTCAGATTGCTCTTTGACCGCTTCGGACGGCCCGCATTGCTCCCGTATCTTTTGCTGCTTTGCCTCACGGGTTACTCGACGCGCATTACTGCGTTCCTCACGACCCTCGGCGATCTCGGAGAACATCGGCTTCTCGTCCTCCGGTGGGCAGACTATCTCGGCATCTTTTGATTTACGAAAATTCATTAGTTGCTACCTCCGCGAGTCATTAGAATAGTTTGGATGCTGGTCATAAGTGTCTTCACTGATCCAACCGCCTCGGTCGAATTCATAAGCCCATCGGCGACCATCTCATTCAATTTCTGCTGTCCTCTCATCAATTCCTCGATCAAATTATCATGGGACTCGGTAATCCGAGCATAGACACCCTCATAATGGACCTGTTGCTCGGTGAGGGCTTTAGCAAACGCCTCTTGCATCTCTTTAATTTGGTCATCGTGCGCCGTCTCCCGCTTCCCGAAGTACCGGATAAGCTGCCAAATCACTATTCCCGCTAACGCACAAGTCGCTAGGAACATAATTAGCAGTATAGCCAGCGCATCGCCGGATTCTATCGCTGATTTTAATACTTCTGTAATAGCGTCCCACATTCATCTGTTCCTATTCCTTATTCAAGGTCTTCATACAAAGTAATGTAAACATTAAGTAACTTCCGTCTGCGTTAACACACCCGAATCATCAACTTTTAGGTCCCAATTCTTCGTAGCTGAATCTAAATTGAGCTTCATATTTCTTGCCGGAACAAGGTCAGCATCAATATCCGTTTTTTCCCCCGCTGTCATTTCAACAATTGTTTCAGAAGATTCTTTCCAATATATTTGTGCAACTGCGGATAAGCTTGACAAATCAGGGTTAACCAAAGTATTGGGGTTGCCCGAATAGTCTGGAGTGTTCACACTCTTTAAGTAACCAGTGACCCGACCTGCTACTACAGCGTCATCAGGATCGTAAATAACAACATCGCTCATTAGGCTATCCTCCTTATTCTTTATCCCGGTGCCACGATGGAATGGGGGATTGGTGGTTCTCCGACTACGACAGCTCCGGTAACAATACCAGAAGCTCCGCCAACAACATCATACTCAGGACTCTGACCATTGAGCGGAGGATAAGATTTTAGGCTGCCACGACGAATAAGGAGAGGGTTAACTCCCTTGGCGAGTGAAGCGATTTCTGAGGGAGTTAGTGCAGCATCCCAAATCGCACCATGACCAGCTTCACCGTCGTAAGGCTGCTCAGTTCCCAAGCCGCCCGAGCCTGCACCAATACGAACAGGCGCGGTTGTGCTAGTAATGCTTCCACTTGCCCCTACCGAGTCTTCTTCTATCCCGTCCACATAGAGGAGGAGATTTGACCCGTCGTAAGTGAATGCGAGGTGGTGATATTCTCCGTCATCCAAGTCTGTTGTGCCATTGACGACATCGTTGGCACCAGTATTGATAACACCCTGCAATGTCCCATCAGATAATATACTGAGTAGGTAGCTAAACTGACCTCCTGCATCTGCCCACTTAGCAAATAGCTTTCTTTCCGCGCCCGTATCATTTGGCTTACCCCATATCGACAAAGTGAGGTCGCCCGTAATGTCAAAGTATGACGGATTACCGAAGTCTATATACTCATTGCTTGCTGCATCGAATAACCAAGCCATTATTGTCTTCCTGCCACTGCTCGTATTTGCGCGTCCCCGACCACATCTCCAGCTACACTTGCATCTCTCGTGATCTTCAACCTGAAGGTATCACCAGCGGCGATGCTGTCAGCCTGAGCTTGTGTAAAAGTGATCGAGGTTCTAGTGACGACACCCGAAGTGCCACTGGTAGTTTCTGTCGCAGTCTGGATGGCAGCAAAACCATCGGAGTCAATGTCTTGCCCACCCGGAGCAACTCGCTCGAAAGACACATCCCACTTCACATCACCAATTATTGCACTAGCGGCCACCCAATCAATATCAAGAGTAAAATTCCCTCCTGCGTAATCGCGGGACATTTTGCCGTTAAAAATTATAGTCTCATCCGTCGTATCATCAAAGTCCAGAAGCGGATGCCCGTTTCGACTACCGGCCTGTGCGGGGTTGCTTGCAGGATATATAGCCTCATTCACATCAAAACTGAAGAGTTGCGCCCCCGTAATAGGCTTCCACACGGCAGCACCATCAGCATTATCAGCACAAATAAATATTCTATTCGTGGACTCATTCAACCAAGGCGTAAGTACCCTAATCTGTTCTGTAATATCGTCACTAACACCGGGGTCTGCCGTTGCGTCTCTAATTCCATGTTGTGTGTTTCTACTCATTTTACTCTACTCTTCCGCCACAAGTATATACGCCGTCACCAAAAAACTGATTCACTCCATCAATAACTTGGGTATGGACTACTCCGATAATTCCACCTTCAACATATATTCCCACAAAATCATTTTTTTGTCGGGATAATGCTTTAGCTCTAGCAACTGCAGAAGCCCAATTGGGTAGACTTTCCGTGGCGAGAGATTTACTCCTATCCTTCGCTTTTCCCGCTTTGAATTTATAATTTTGAGCCATTGTGATCCCTATCTAAATTAAATAGAATTAAAGCTAATCGCAATATCTCCAGCTTTAATATCACTACCTTGCTGTTCAATCTCCATACTAAACTCAGCAGGCAACGCAAGATTATCTGGATTACCCGTATGCCTAATGACTGGTAAAGCCTTTGCAAAGTTAGTTCCTGCCGGTATGGTCAGCTTCCTATCAGTAGTTCCAACAAGGTCATTTATCTTTATAATTAAATCTGTGCCTGTAGGAGCCGTGCGACATTCAATATCCGCGTTTTTATATATTATGGCATTTCCAGGCTCGTAACCGTCAGTAGCATTGCCCGCAATAAAGTCACCCACTTCAGGTACACCAACGAAAAACGGCATAGGATATTTATCCCTTAGCGTCAGATTCTCAATTACTGAATCCATTTGGGCATTTGCAGCAAATCCAGCGTTGCCCGGCCTATACACCATTTGGTTAACCGGGGCCAATTTAGACCCGGCTACAAATGGGTCAGTTGAACTACCTATTACTGTACCATGACCAGAGCCAATAGGCTTAAAAACATTATCTACGTTAACAATTACATCATTTACTGGCGTATGGTCTGTACCAATCAAAGTAAGCTCACCACTGCCGTCAAGTAAAATGTCCCCCGATAACAATTTTGAATCCCGAATCGAAACATCTTGGGTAGAAACCGCTAGGGTATTAATGGAATTGGTCTCGCCAAAAGTAGTCAACCCATCGAAAGTAACCAAAGCAATCCCGGCATCTACTGCTTCCTGTCGAATAGCATCTACTAATGTCCCACCTATACCTGAATATATATTTAAGTTTCTATTTCCCCGAGGGTCTACCAAAAGGGGCGGAGCTGCGGAAGTTATAATCCGTATACCGCTTGTATAAGCTGCTGCCGCTGGAGAGATAGTAAAATTCTGTATAGAGGAATTTCCACTAAGTGTAACTAAATGACCTGAAACGGTGCCTGCACCAATAATCCAAGTTGCTTCAGCATCAAGTCCCGTCAAATGCACGCCGGGTGAAAGAATAACATCTTCAGCATAAACTCCCGGGCCTGCTACAATTAACCCGTAAGTCCCAGTGGCAAGATTAATAAGTCCTGTAGCTACAAGCGCATCATTAGCGGCTTGAATAGATGTGAATTCGCCGCCTGACGGAGATACTCCCGCCACTAATCGAAAATCAGGTATACCCCCGCCCGCACCCGGTGGTGCGGGTACCGGTATACCAGCGCCGGTGCCGTCTTGCAATACACCATCGTGGAAGATGGACAGGCACGGCGCTATTAATGCTGTTGAAGCCATTTTATAGTAGTGCGGGACTATCGGCGATCACTGTCGCACGCATTTCCGCTGTTGCTCCTGTCGTAATAATAACAAACCGCTCATTTGCCGAGGGCTGAAAAGGTATTGGCCCGAGGATCGTGATATTCCCCACCGTACTCGCGGACAAATCCTGTATCTTGGCAATTTCACCCTTATCATCTTGAATACCGATAACAACATCCTTGGCTTCGGACCC